TCAAGCTGAAGTGTCACATACCAGCGTCAATCAAACGATTATTCTGTTGACAACACCATCCAGCGGTTTTGCCCGACTGACCTGACATGGCAAAGAAAATCTTTACCGACTTTGATTTTCAGTCGGTCTCCAAGGTCGTCAACCTGCCAACGCCATCCAATAGTGGTGACGCCGCCTCAAAGTCCTACGTGGACTCGTTGGTGGAGGGTCTGGCGTGGAAAGATAGTTGCCGCGTTGCGACCCAAAGCAACCTGAATCTTTCCAGCCCTGGTGCCACGATTGATGGCATCACGATGGCGTCGCAAGACCGTGTGCTGGTGCGGTCCCAAACGACTACCGCCGATAACGGCATCTATGTGTGGAACGGATCTGCCGTTGCCATGACTCGGGCGCTGGACGCCAGCACGTTCGCTCAGCTAGAGCAGGCCGTCACCACGGTGGAGGAAGGTACCAGCGCCAGCACCAGTTACCGTCAGGATCAGGTCAACGGCACGCTTGGCAGCAGCACGATCAGTTGGGTGACGTTTGGCACCGCTGCGCCTGCAGCCAGTGAAACGACCGCCGGTATTGCTGAACTTGCGACACAAGCTGAAGTTGACGCTGGCACTGATGACCTTCGCATCATCACGCCGCTGAAGCTGGCCACTTGGTCTGGTCGCATCAAGAAATACTCGGTGAGCATCGGTGACGGCAGCGCGACCAGCTATACGGTCACGCACAACCTCGCCAGCCGCGACGTGCATGTGACTGTTTACAACAACAGCAGCTACGACGAGGTAATTGCTGATGTTACGCATACCACAACTAATACGCTGACCATTGTGTTTGCCACTGCCCCGGCTTCTAATGCTTACCGCGTAGTGGTCGTTGGCTGATGACCAGACGGATTGAAAACGGCATTGACCTTCGCGGCGCCCTGCAACTTGCGGGGTCTGCCGGAACATCGGGTCAAGTCCTAACCTCTGCTGGTTCTGGTGCGACTCCTACGTGGTCGGCTGCTGGCGGTTTTACGGGTGGAACATTGACCAGCAATTTGACGCTGGCAGCCGGCACCACATCACTGTCACCGTTGACCATGCAGTCAGGCACAAACCTGACAACGGCCACGGCCGGCGCGGTCGAGTACGACGGCAAGGTGCTTTACTCCACGCCAGCAAGCCGTGGCGTCTCACCATCGATGATGTTTTATCGGTTGAACAGCAACTACGCCGGAAACAATGCGACCGGGGCGCAGTCATTGCTTGGTGTTGGCGTAACAGTCAATGCAGATACCGTCTACGCCTTTGAAGGTCATTTCACTATCCAAAAAACTGCAGGCACCACATCTCACACCATTGGCATCTCACTTGGCGGAACTGCAACCACCAACACCATAAGCTACTTTGCAACTAGCATACGCTTCGACACGGCTGGTACATTTGGCGGAGCCGCTACTGGCACTGGTTTTAACACGGTAGTGGCGTACAACACCACAACCTCAAACGTAGTGATGACAGGTGCAACCACTTCGGCAAACCATACATTTACATGCCTGGTGCGAGGCACGGTTAGTATCAGTGCAGGCGGTACATTTATACCGCGTTATCAGCTCAGCGCAGCACCCGGCGGCGCTTATTCCACGTTGGCTGGTTCGGCCTTCTACATCTGGCCGATCGGTGCCGCAGGCGCCAACACCTCAGTTGGTCCTTGGGCTTGATGGATCAACAAACCCGTGATAACTGGCTGAAGGTAAAACAAGCCTTGGAGGCAGCGGGTAAAACTGACAATCACTATTACCGTCGTGCGGTAGAAATTACGCGTGGCAAGGCCGATCCTTTCGATAAGGAAGATTGGGGACGGACGCTAGGCTAATTAGAGGGTTGGCGCTGGCCTTGCAATGGATGGGCATGACGACGGGCACGTAGCGCCAGCAGCGCCGAACGCATTTAGCCAAGCTGTACCTGCATTACTTGCCGCCGCCGTATTGGGCCTTGGCGGTTTATTTATCCAAGTGGCCAAGCTGGATCAATCGGTGAGCACTGTTGCCCAGGACATTCAGGAGTTGAAGAACGACTCAAAGGAGCGGTTGGCGGACCTTGAAGATCGGGTAAGGCAAATTGAAATGACCATTGGCAGTGGTAAATAAGGCCATAGACTTGGTTGAAAGCACTGCTTTTTATGGAACCCACTACCGCTGCCGTGATCGCCATTGGCGTTGCCGCTGTGTCTGAGGCGCTGAGCCTGTACCCGAAAATCAAAGCCAACGGGATCATTCAGTTGGTGATGATGGTGGCCAAAGCAATTTTCCCGAAGCGATGAGCCAAAACCAAATCAGGTTGTTTGACCTCTTTCGGTATTACCAACGCGGGTTGCCGCATCAGATGGCCGCGATCAGTGAGCTTGAGGAGGCAATTAACAAAGCCAATCCGAACATCCTTGGCCGCGACCAAAGCTGGTTCAAGACGTGGAGCCAAAGCGGCAAACAACCTGAGCGTGATCTGCAACCCGCTGTTGACCTAATCAAAAAGTGGGAGGGACTACGGCTGGAAAGTTATATCTGTCCGGCTGGTGTACCCACGATTGGTTATGGCCATACGGGTCAAAATGTCCAGATGGGCATGAAGATCACAGAGGCTGACGCCGAGGCGCTGTTGCTGTCTGATCTTGAGAAATTTGCCCGTGCTGTTGATACGCAAATTCGTGTACCGCTGACCAATAACCAGCGTTGTGCGTTGATCAGTTTTGCGTTCAATGTGGGCACTGGTGCATTGATGGAGAGCACGCTGCGTAAGCGGCTGAACAATGGCGAAGACCCGCAGAAAGTGGCAATGGAGGAGCTGCCACGGTGGAATAAAGGCGATGGCAAAGTTCTGGAAGGGCTGGTACGTCGCCGTCGTGATGAGCTGGATTTGTTCTTAAATGGCGCCAAGCCTGTGACCACGGACGTAGTTTTTACACCCGATAAACCATTTAGCTTTGCTGTAACGCCAAACGTTAAATATGGCGAGCTGGCATTAAACGAAGAGGCGCGTCGTTTTAATAAGCAATTTCAGTGCGATACCGCCATGGTTCTTTGTCAGTTCCTTGAGCGGGCACGGAAGGCATTTGGCGACAAACCCATCGTGATCACGAGCGGATATCGCCCTCCGAAAATTAATGCCAGTGTTGGCGGCTCTCCAATGAGCGAACATCTTTTTGATTTACCGGATACAGGGGCTATTGACTGGCTTATTGAAGGCGTTGATATTTACACGCTTCAAAATTGGTGTTTAACTCATTGGCCTTACAGTACCGGGAAAGGCGCGCCAAAAGGTTTTATACATACCGGAGTGCGTCCGGGCAGGCCAAAAGTGGTGTGGAATTACGGTTGACGCCATCGCTTGTAATTAGTCTCTCGGCAACGTTCGCGCTGGGCTTCAAGTTTTGCTGGATCCAAAAACCAAGCCGTGCCGTGTTTTACCAAATCTTTGATGTTTTCTTTTCTGCTATCCCATCGAAGATTATTAAGACTATTGTTGGCCGGATTGCCGTCGTTGTGGCAGGCGTCGTGTTGTGGACTTGGCCTGTTTCCTATAAATGTTTCCAAAACAAGGACATGAACCCTTTTATGGGTGATTCGCCCGACATCGTAAAAAGATACCAAAAAATATCCGCCGGATCCCTGACGCGGCTTCATCAACTTGCCCTTGAGTTTATACAAACCTCTTGAGTTTTTAATTGTTCGATCAAGACTCCTAACGCGTCCCATATTGGACACTTCATACAAGCCCTCGTAACCGACAACGGGGCGCCAAAGCTCTACGATGCTTGTCATCGCCTATTTGGGTAGGTGGTCACGCCTCAGGGACTGGCATCCGCTGGGGCACCCAAATTGTAACGTCATCCGTCGATGCTGCTGCCTGATTCGGAGATTCGCGCCCTTTGCCAAAGCCATGCGCTGATTCAGCCTTTTGATCCTGAACGGCTTGGGCCCGCGTCGTATGACGTGGCATTGGGCGACAACATCATGATTGAAGTATCAGAAACCATTGATTTGATCCGCCATAGCATCAGCACGCATAGCAAGGACGATCCTTACTGGCTGGCGCCTGGTGAATTTATCCTTGCTGAAACGCAGGAGATTTTTAATCTTCCTGATAGCCCTGCGATTGCTGCACAGTTTGTGCTGAAGTCAAGCCGTGCTCGCAGTGGCTTTCAACATATGCTTGCTGGATTTTGTGATCCCGGATGGCATGGAAGTCGGCTTACTTTGGAGCTAAAAAATGTACGTCAACGGCATCGACTTGGCATCTGGCCTGGCATGTTGATTGGCCAAATGGTGTTTACGCCTCTGGCCAATGATCCCGAGCGGTCTTACGCCGAAATCGGCCATTACAACCGGCACGAAACCGTAATGCCATCTTGGGAAACTTTTAAGGCCAACCAGTCTCCAACCAGTTAGCTTTATTGAGGACGAGACCCCGGACCGCCTGCTTGTGGGAGTGGGCGGTTTTTTATTGGCTAGTGATCAGGGCCTTGTTTCACCCATTGCTCGGGCGGCCCCAACGGGTTCTGCAGCATGTGAATGGAATACTTGCCATAGTCGCGTACCAAGCACCAGTGTTGCGCGGCACCAACGGTCAGAAACGGCCCGATCCGAACGCCAGTCGGCAGCTTCACGTAATAGTTCATCTGGTGTGGGTCGCTACCGTTTAAGGAACCAAGCGGGCGCCTGGTGGTTGAACACATTGACGGTTCCGAACTTGTCCCTAAGCACGAGGCCAAGCGACGATTCCGAGATCAGGTTCTGGTCCATTTTGGCTATCACTGTGCGTATTGCTTTGAACCGTTAGGCAGATCGCCAACGCTGGATCATGTGGTGCCCAAGGCCAAGGGCGGTTCAAGCAAAATGAATAACCTTGTGGCCTGCTGTTTTGGCTGCAATATGAGTAAAGGGCACAAGGATTGGCGTGTGTGGTACAGGGGTTTACCGTTTTGGTCCGAAATAGGCGAAGCCAGAATTATGGATTGGATAACCAAGGAAGATCAGGGCTAGTCATCTGGTGTTGATAAACCTGAGCCTGCCAAAGATCACTGGAATATCTACAAATACCCTTGTAACAAGTGCGATAATACATTTCACCGCCGCCAATGGGTTCTAGTGTTTCGATGTAACTGCCGCCGTCGTAGTCAGTCCGGCTCAAGATTTTTGGTTCCATCGTCGTAAAGGTGGCATTGAGCTGCGAATTTGCCATATGCAGTCTGGCGCGCTTCGGGGAATTGGAACTCACAGCCATTACCTCCATTGTTGACGCGCAACACTGACCAATGCACGCAATCCCAGCATGTGAGGTGATTGGTTGGCGGTGGGTCTAAATCCGTAAAGGCTTCGCCCTTCCTCAAACATCTGTAAATGTTCTGCGCCCGCACAAAGGCCAGTTTTAACTCTGTTGTTTGAAGGTCAATAACAACAAAGGCACCGCTTTGTTTGGGCAGTTTTACTTTGGCGCGCCAATTTTCAACGAGCGTTCGTCGTTCCAAAACAACCCTGCCGTTGAAAAGGTTGATCACGTCAATCCTCTTCCCCGTAAGACGGCATGTGAAAGATGCGTTCTAGGTCAAACGAGGCTGGTGGCATTTCCTCGGCCTGGCGCGGCTCAACACAAGGGTCGTTTAGATCACGAACAATGTATGTGGCCGGTGTACCGCGAAACCGTACTTGGATGGTGCCAACACGGGGGCTACGCGCCAAGACCCAAAAACACCAGTTTTCAAAGCGATTCAGAAATGGGCAACGTTGAGCCATGATTTAGGGTCGCTTCGGGAGAATGTGGCTGATCAGAACGGCAATAGCAGTATCAGCGTACCGGTTAGCCAGCTCACTGTCAGTATTGCCAAAAGCGCGAATGAGATCAGAGCGCAAAATGTTGTAATCCAAATCACGAAGATTGGCTGCCGATTCATAGGCAAAACGTTCCCATAATCCAGTCAGAAGATTTTTGGCTTCATAGTGCTGATGCAGCATTTCCATAAAGTCGGCGCGGCGTTGGTCAAGTTCAACAGAGGTCAGCATGACTTTTGGCGATTTCAAGGGCTTCAGATCGGGTGTCGCAAAGTGGGCCGTACCAAACGGCGGTGCCATCCCAACACCATGGCTGGAAGGCGGACATCACACCGTAACCAACCCAATCAGCTCCGTAACAGAGGTGACGCGGGCTGTCGTAAAACTCACGGGTGGCCTTGATTGGCGTCATTAACTATCGGGCAGTTGCTTTGTTGATAGCGAATAAACGGCTGCAGCGCAGCGTACATACGGGCACAGTGGTCAATCGTGTGGTCGTTAAATCGCGGCGCCCAGTATTCGGCCAGGCACGATTCAAGCACGCTCTTGATTTCGCCTAAACAGGCTGCATTCGGTGGCGTAGGTTGGCTCGTCAATGGCTTCAGGGAATCCGTAAAAACATTCCTGACCGTCCCATTCCACGCAACTTTGGCAAGTGGTTAGGTTGCGGTCAATGCGGCTGCCCCTGAGGCGTACAGGAATACGCGGCAGGTCTGGGGCAACGTGCGTGTAGCTTTTGCCGTTGCGAACAAGAGAAATGGCCTGCCGAGTTACATTCAACTGCGCCGCTAGAACCGCATTTGGCTCCTTTGATTGCAGGATAAAAAGAACGTCGGCAGGCGTAAGTTTGTGGCTGTTAGTTCGCGCCATTAAAGGTTGGAAGCCGAACCTCCTTTGCCTCCATCGGTTGCCGCCATTTCACAAAGCGGTAATACGGGCCCAGCTTGTCATATGCAATTTGCTTGGCGTCTGTCGGGCCGTAGGCGTCTACCCAGTTGTAGACATTGAGCTGTGGAATTTCAAAGTAAAAACGGCGAAGTTGCATCATCGGTTTTCAATGGGTCGTTTGGAAAGGTAAAGCTGAGAAACCTTGTAAGTGGCACCGGTATCAAAACGTTGCACGAGGTAAGTCGGCCAAGTGCAGCCTTCAACCTTGTCAATGATGGTGACTTCATGTTGAGGCCAACCACGGACATAGCAGGGCATTCCGGGATTGAATCTCCAAAGTGTGCGCTCAACTCGGACGCCCCGACCATTGGGCGACATTTTGTAGGTCTTTTGGCCAGTGGGAATGGTTGAAACCACAATGCCAGAGCACTGGGCGGTAAGGACGACGAGGCTCATTTCCGAATGATGTGGTGTTGTTGCGTGCCGCTGTGATGAGCGGTGCTGAGGGTGAGGCCATCGTGAATGATGGCGGCGAAAATCAGAACCGGAATGGCGAAGGTAACGGCTCCGAGAGTGCGGTCTTTCATGGTGTTGTGTGGTTGTCGGTTACCCAGATCGCTCCGGGTAGGCCAATGGTAACGAGGCTGCAAGCGAAAACAAGCTTAAAAAACGGCTTGTCGCAATTCTTGATGCCATCGCAGGCGGTAGCGTTGATGTGCTATGCGCCAACCCAATGGACCATGACGCCTGGGAGTGGATGCAGTTAAAACCCGATCCCACCTCCGCCTTCAACATCGAGAAAGAAGCCCGACGCCTGGAACAAACTCCAAACGCCGGGCCAATCGCCGCTCAACTTTTTAGGGCATGGAACATGCAGCAAACGCTGCTGCAGCAGGCCACCAACAGAATTGCAGCGTTAGAGCTGCAGGTGATGGAACACGAGCGTCAGGCGGGCACCTGAATGTCTTTCCACGTCTTCCCGTATTTGATCAGGTTAACGGTGGTGACATGTACGCCGTAATCTTTGGCGATGCGAGCGGCTGATTCATTGCCAGCGGCAAGACGCTTTTTGATTTCAGCCACTTGGCCGGCGTTGAGCATCACGCGACGTGCGCGACCCTTGCGTTTTTTGACCACCGGTTGAGGCGTTGCCGCTTCGGTCACGGTCTTGGGCTGCGCTGGGGTGGCCTTGATGACCTGGGCGCTGTCGATGATGCGCTGAATCTGGCCGATGCGATTGGTCAGTTCAACGAGTTGGGAATCAGTAAGGATGATCATGAAACGAATCAGAAAAGGTCAGTTTCGGCTTTGGGGCGTTGCTCGCTGATGGCCAACTTGAGATACTCACGACCAGAAGATTCAGCAGTGCGAGGCATCAGGTTGGCGCGAAGCTTTACGCAGGCTTCACCGCGTTGGTTTTGCACGGGGTCTTGCTTGAGCGCCCAGTTGTAGAGCTTCTCAAGTTCTTCCACCGGAATTTCGGCGGCAGCCCAGTAGTGCCCGTCTTTCTTTTGATCGGGCATACAGTTAAACCAAAGGGTAAACTCGTTCTTGGGATAATCAACCATGGGTGGCAAAGAAAGTGGTGATGATGTGGCGAAGAGCTTGATTGATGTTCTGGCCTGATTTGGCGCAGTACGACCGAAGCTGTTGATGCAGATCAGCCGTAAGTTTTGCAGCTACAACGAACTGGTTTTTCCTACGGTTGATTTCAGCGGGTGATTTGGGCTTTCGCGCCCTCATGGGTTCTCAGCGATGTACTTGTCGATGAACTCCTTGTGTTCAGGGAACTGAATACGGTCAGCGATACGCGGGGCAATGATTTTGAAATGCTTTTTGAAAGCGGTGATCAATTCATCGCGTTTTTCGTATGCCTTGACCGCTGCCTTGACCTCATCCAGTTGGTCATCGGTCAGGAAAACGACCTTTGACTCTTTGGGTGCTGAGGTTTTGGCGGGTTTGGGCTTGGCTTCCGCCTGAACTTCCCGCAGTTGGGACACTGGCGCTTTGGGTTCCTCCTGTTGAATAGGCGGCTTGCCAGTTTCGCGGTACGGGTTCTCTAGCGGCTCCCGCGCCCAGAGTTGCCAGCCAAGGCCAAACTGAGCAGCAGCAGCAGTGCAGAGGCAGCGGCGATGCGCGTCTGTGAGATCACGGGCTGTGACCTTTTCAAACGGAATCGCGTTATTGCGGTTGTCCATAACCGCCTGAGGGAAATAGGGCGTGTCGCTGCCGTTGACGTGTTCAAAGCACCCGACCACATAAGCGGTTCCGTCGGGAGCCTTCCAAACGTGGCCTGTGTCTGGACTAATTTTGAGCGCAAATTGCCAGCCAGGCGCATGATCATGGAGGAGGTGAGATACACGGCACCAGTTGACGTAATCAGCGGCGTAAGAGCCAGCGCCCTTGGTTGATACGTCGGCCTGAGTGATCACACCCCCGAGGTTGGGGTAATCGGTCATGAAAGAGCGTGCGTGGGTAATCGGTTGAGGACGGGGCTTCGGACCCATAGGGAGTATACCCCTAAATTCAAGGGACTGCAACCCAGTGGAATCCAGCGGCCTTAATGCCAAATTTCACGGCCTTGAAAATCCCAGACCGTGTGACATACACGCTTTTGCCGGCCTCACCCATGCTGTTGAACACCTTGCCCGTTTCTACGCACTTGACCCGTTGAGCGCCCTTGCCGCAACCGTACCAACGGTCGGGATATTGGCTCAAAATCTTGTCTACCCATTTCTCGTCTTCCAGCAGACAGAACAGACCAAAGCGATTTGTGCCGCCCAATACCTCTGGCCGCTTCCTTGCAAAACGCCGAAATGACCGCCGGCAAACGTAATGCCGTGAGCCTAGCTTGTTTGATTTGCGGTAGGTCTCAAGCCCAAGCTGGCGCCAGTTGTCCACCGCATCACGCGAGACGCCAAGCAAGTTGGCAATTTTTTGCATCGACAGGTATTCAATTTCAGGTTCCAAGCTGTAACCCAGCTCGTATGCTTTCAACCTGATTGCTGTATCAGATCGTTTTGGCAGGCCACGGGTGCTGGCCATGATCAAATACGTGTTGATGAATTGATTGGGCGGCATCGTTGAAATCAACTCGTGAATGATGCCAACCTCCTCATCACTCCATGTGGCACGGCGTTGAACGTGTAACCGGCGCTGGCAAGTATTGCCGCAGGTTTTGCGTGGGCTTTGTCTGCCCTGAGTCATGATCGGAATTTTGAATTTGGTGCCACAAACAATGCACTCGCGGAAATACTTGGATCCTTTCACAGTGGGCTGATGTTGATGAGTGCTCCGGGGAGTTCGCCTTCGTTGGCGTATTGCTTACAGCAGATCAGATTGACAACCTGTGAGTCGTCTTTTATCAACACCATTGTCAACGCGTCAAGGGTGGAACGCACCAACTTGTCAAGGTCCGGTTTGGTTGACTTGTACAGCGGCGCAACGGGTTTGAGCTGACCTTTGCTGTTGTAGTGGGACTTCGGACGGGTGAACAAAAAAGTGATCTGGATAAAGACCGGTCTATCGGTCATGGGCTTGTTCAGCTCCAACGCGGCCTGGCTGACGGCGTAGCGCCATGGCTTGACCTTCGTTGATGCCTCCACCATGCGGCCATTACCGACGTGGCGTTTACTGCCCTGCGGGGCTGGCTCAATTCCTAGGACGTTGAATTTCATTGGTATGAATTGCTGTAGCAACGCTCTAGGTAATTCACTGGCGAGCCGACATTGACCTTGACTACATCAGGTCGGGTTGACAGCAGCCAGAGCAAAAAGCGCGTGAACAGGCTCAGCTCATAGGGGTTGTGGGTCATCGGTTTCGTGGTTGAAGCATTTTTCAAGGTGGAGTTTTTCGGTCAGCCGTTGGTGGTACAGGCTGCGTTTGATTTGCCGGTTGCTCAAGGTCAACAGATAAGTGGTGAGTTCGGCCACGGCGTCTCTGTATTGGTCGGGGTCCAGTAGGTCGTACTTGCCGAGGATGGCTTCAATACGATCGTCCACTGGAGTGCCGGCCATCAGAACTCTGCCTTTGGCAGCGAAATCCTCCAATATTCTGTTTCCTTCTTTGTGGCTACACCCTCAAACTGCTCTAGTTGCTGCAGCTCCTTGACGGCCTTGCTGTATTGCCAACTTGTGCGGGTGCAGCGTGTGATTTTGATGCCTTCGTGAGCAAGGTTGCCGTCTTCGTCCTTGATAGCGTCCAAATCGCCAGAGGCATAGAGCGCGGCCATGTCGTCCATGAGGGCGCGCAATTTTTCCTCTTGATAGGCAATTTCCAGCTTGACGCTGGCAATGTCAAACAGAACTCGTGCGTGGTCGGTCATGCGTGGAGCATCGCTGCACAGGGAGTATACCCCTAAGTTCTGGGCACCGTCAACCCCTTGTTCCGACCCAAGCCACCAGCACCATCACGCCCAGCAACCCAACGCTGATCAGCACCATCACCGGCCACACCGGATCCGTCACCTCAGCGCCTCCAGTTCCAGAACCCGCCGCAAAGGGATGGCGGCAACCTGTGGTACTACCGAATTACCTAGGGCTCTAATGCGGTCCACCCGATTGGATAACCCATCATTTCCTCTATGAAGGACGGGTTTAGATATGTAGCCCCGCCATGCTGGGCTGAGCACTGCGTTACCAGGATTCCAGCGAGCCGGCTTTTCTTTGCCAGTTTTTCGTAATTCACCTTCTCCCCCGAATCCTTGTGGTCCCTCGCTGTTGGGGTAGGCAACAAGCCACCACCGGTCACGCTTATGGCAGGCTCCCAAATCCGAAGCGCGTATGCACGCCCATTCACAGTCGTACCCTGCTTCGGCCAATTCTCCGAGTACAACTCCGAGTCCATTAGCAACGATTGCTGCGACATTTTCCATGACGACGTATTTGGGTCGTACCAAGCGAATGACACGGATGAGTTCATAAAAAAGTCCTGAGCGAGTTCCTTGTTTGATACCGGCTTGCTTACCGGCAAAGCTAATGTCTTGGCACGGAAAGCCGCCGCAAATAACATCAGCGCTAAACGGTGCGGGTGCGTAGTTTTGAATGTCTGAATGGATGGCCACGGCTGGCCAGTGTTGGTTCAAGATCCTTTGGCAATAAGGATCCCATTCAACAAATTGAACCGTCTCAAATCCACCAACGATTTTTTCTGCGGCGTAAGAAAATCCACCGATACCGGAAAATGTATCTAAAAGTTTTAGTGTCATTATCGGTTCATTGCATTTGATGCATACCGCCAAGGCATGTCCACGGTGCCCGCTTTTATTTGTTTGATATGAGGATTATTGCGTGGGACCAAATAAACAAGCTCTTTCCCGTTGTTTTTCTTTTCCTTAACTGAATACCCAAGGCCACCGTTTTCAATATCGCAAAGCCAAATTTGGGCTTCTTGAATATTGATGTAATAAAAGCTGTCGTTAAATCCCCAGCAATAAAACAAATTGGTGATCAACGGTTTTCCGTTTTCGGCTTGAAAGTGAATCCCGTAATGAACCAATGCGTCTAATTTTTCGCAGGGAATCCACCAACCACGCTTGTATTGGTAGTCGTCGTGATTTCCGCCGCGTTTCTTGAATTCAAACAACGCTGTGATTTCGCCATTTACAGACTTAGCAGCAAAATCAATTTTACAATGTGGATCATCGCTAAACACTTCAATTTTGGTCCTGAACTCTTGTGATAACAAATAAATTGCACGCTTTTCATTTTCTGCATCAACCTCATTGCGAGTGGTTCGCTTGCCATTGACGAGCGGATGGTTGCGATTTTTGTAATCGCTCATTTGAGTTGGCACAAAAAACGGCATCAGAACTCCGGCGAATTCAGCATGAGGAACGCATCACGAGCGCCCTGCCACTCGATCACAGCCTCGTCCACGTTTACTTTTTGCAAGCTTGTGATCCCTGGACGCGCCCACAGCACACCGGCCTTCTGCACATACATTTGCGGCCAGTGCAAACCCAGCATCCCTAGGTAGCCACCTAACTGCGGGCTCACGTCATATGGACTGGCATCGGCCTTGCTCTGGGTCTTCAGATCAACCAACACGAGCTGGGTGTGGTCATCCTTGCGTCGCAGTAGGCAATCAAAGCTCCCGGCAATGCTGCGCTCCACATCGCACAACCTGTATTCACAGGCAATGGCCTCATAGCTCTGCCAAACCGAGTGTTCCAGCAGCGGCTCAACCCATTCGGCGTATTCCTCGGGAAACTTCCCAGGATCACCAGTCGTCAGGAAGTTCTCCAGCGCCAAGTGAACGGCCTTCCCACGGGGTTCCCAAATGTGCTTGGTCTCCATGATCCGTTTCATCGCCCACACATCCTTCCTGCCCTTGCACACCTGCGTCACTGAATGGTTCAGCCATGTCCCCGTTGGCTCGTGGTAATAGCGGTGCGCCTCCTCGTTGAACAGGATCGGCAGGGGCTTCAACCACCGCGAAGTCTCGGGGGCTGACGATTTCAACTCGTTCTGTTGGTGTGGGCTCATCTCTGAGAAGGTTGCGGTAAGGGCGGGGCGTAAAACCGGGAATACGCTTGGCGTCTTCCATTGTGATGACCCAGCCCTGTGACGGGATATCAAGGTCTTGCAGTGTCCAGTGTTTTGCGTCAATGCCACGGCGTAATAAACGGCGAACTTCAACAAGATCAAAGGCTTGGTGCATCAGAACTCCCGCCACATCCGCTCTTTGTCCGATCTGTCGCGTTCCGCCGTGGCCATCGGATGCACGACGTACCGAGCGGCTAGCGGGCTCTTCGGATCATCAGCGCCCACATTCGGGCAGAAGGTCAGGTATAGACCCTGATCGTCGTATTTGCCGATTGGATGGCCGTAGCAGGCATCTGGTGGGGCGGTACGGGTCGTCGTCAAGCTGTAACTGACCTGACGGGTCTTTGAATCAGCCACCTGCCAGACGTACTTGCCTTTGGCTTCTGGTGAATAAAGCTTCATGGTGATTAGTCGTCGTGGACCCAGCAGCCAAGCTCAGCGTTCCAGACCGGACCGGCCTGCTGCTGCGTATGGCCTTCTAGGTAAACCTCGTACTTGCCGTCGCGGAGCCAGCGAAACAGGTCAGGAAGGCTGCCCACGAACTCGCCGGCGGTCTTCTTACGCTTCTGCTCGTCAATCGCCCTTCTGGCGGCTTCTAGGAGGGTCTCCGTGCCTTCAAGGGCAACGATGGCTCGCCACTCGTCAAATGCCTTTGGCTTCGTCTGAGATGAGACACGATCAGGAGCCGACTGATACAGCTTCCAGAACTCGTTGAACTCGTCGCTGTAGGCCGGTCGCTTGGCCTTTTTCGGCTTTTCGGATTTTGATTTTCCGACCGTTCTATTTATATTAGAAGAAATAGTTTCTTTAATAATAGAAGTATCAATAATATTATTAGAAGAAATAGAGGCTTCGCTTCCCTTCGGTCGCTCCGCCAGCGTAACCGGCCTGTCAACCCCTAACTCGATCAAAAAGGCGCAGTACCCAGTTAGGGACATGGTTTTCGGCTTGTAACGCTCTAAGTCACAAACCAAATCGTCGGGTAAACGCAGAAAAATGGCCTTTGCCATGGCTTGCAGGAATTTGCTCCTTGCGAAGATTGCTTGCAAAGGCTAGCGGTTTTTAGCTAGGGCGCAAGTGCCGTTTGCCACACTGCCGAAAGTCTTTCGATTTGCTTTTCCACGGGCAACAATCCAGCCCAGACCCGTCCCATATGTCCCAATCTGAGACGCCAGCCGCTCCATTCTTTACCTTTTGGGTTTATCCTGTTCGTATCATTTTTTCCCGCAAACTTGGCACGCTCAACTGCTGCCGAAGTCAACTTCCGTGTTGACACTATTTACGGTCTTTTGACCGAAGGACAATCACGTGGGCAGATCGTTCAATTCGCAGCGAATCAGTGGAAATGCTCAGCGCGCCAGGCCGATGAATACATCCAACGCGCTCGTATCCGCCTAGAAGAAGACGCCGCCATGACCCGCCCCGCTTGGATCGCGGAAGCCCTTGGCCGTCTTCGGACCTACGAACAGTCCGCCTACCGTCGCGGTCAAACACAGGTCGCCATCAATGCCGTGCAGCTCCAAGCCAAACTGATCGGCCTTGAAACTTGAGCCTCCTAGCCAATGCTCCTGGCGGCTTTCTCCTTGACCCGCCAACCTCACAACAGACCGGGCCCACCAGCGACCAAGCCTTAGCCCGTATCCGGGAAACGCTGCTGCCACATCAGCTCGCCTTCTGCGACGACACCCAACACCGCAAACTCGCTCTGGTCTGTGGCTTCGGTGCCGGCAAGACCCATGGCCTCGTTGCCAAGGCCGTTCACATGGCCGCACTCAACATCGGCTACGTCTCAGCCCTGTTTGAACCGGTCGCCCCAATGCTGCGCGACATTCTGCAGCGCACGATGGATGACCTATTGGAAGCCTGGGAAATACCTTTTGATTTCCGCGTCAGCCCGCTTCCTGAATACACCCTGCATTTCGCTGAGGGCAGCCACACAATCCTTCTTCGCACCATGGAGACGTGGAACCGGATTCGCGGCCAGAACCTCTGTGCCATTGGTTTTGACGAAGCGGACACCGCCAACAAGCGCGTAGCAGAACAGGCCACACGCATGGCCCTGGCCCGTCTTCGTGCTGGCAATGTGCAGCAGTTCTACGCCGCCACTACGCCTGAGGGTTACGGCTGGGCGTTCGACACCTTTGACCGCAATGCCGGTGATGACACCGCTCTGATCCGTGCTCGCACCATGGATAACCCGTTTCTGCCTGACGGGTTTGTGGACAGCCTGATGGCGAACTACCCGCCGCAGCTCATCAAGTCGTACCTAGAAGGCCAGTGGGTGAACCTCAATACCGGTCAGGTGTACGACCGCTTTGACCGCAGCAAGCACGTCGTCGCCACCGTTGCTGACTTCAATAACGAACCGCTGCGTGTGGGGGTTGACTTCAACGTTGGCAACATGTCCGCTGTGATTGGTGTACGCAGTGGCAACAGACTGACCATCGTTGACGAGATCAGTGGCGCGCATGACACCGACGCACTGGCGCAGGAGATCAAACGTCGTTATCCCGATCACCGTATTTACGTTTACCCTGACGCCTCAGGCGGCAATCGCTCCACCAACGCCTCCCGCACCGACATTCAGATTTTGGAGTCCTACGGCTTCAGTAATCAATCTGGGCGGTCTAACCCTGCTGTTCGGGATCGGGTGTCTGCTGTTCAGGCGCTGTTGGAGAACGGCAAGGGCGAAATCAGATTGACCGTGGCGCAGTGCTGCACGCGGTTGATCGAGTGCCTTGAGCTGCAAAGCTGGACGGAGAAAGGCGAGCCGGATAAGGAGGCCGGACACGATCACATGGTTGACGCGCTCGGCTATGTGGTGTGGCGTGAGTTCAACCCGCTGCAGGCCAACGCTGGACGGGGCACGGGCATCAGGCTGTATTGATGGACCTACGGCACTATCCCAGTTATGCCGGGACGTATACGCCGCGTACTCGCCTGCGGTTCATGACGGTTGGGGCCGTGCGCTTGGCGCTTCATCACCGTGGTGGCTGGCTTGAAACCATCCGCGACAGTGAGCTTCCCGAATACGCCCCGCACCTCAGCCAAGACGAAACAGGTTGGCCGCATGGCATCTGGATCAGATCGGAGCTGCTGGCTTGGGCACACGACAATTTGTGAACTGCCCACGCGGGGTCTTGCCAGATGGCAGGGATATACCCCATAATTAAGAGGTCAGGGGGCGACCCCACCACTCCCGGCACGACGCCGGCTCTTCAAATGTTGGTTCTCTCCAAAACCGGCACTCCTTTCACCGAGGCTCAGCTTGACGCTGCCTTCAAAAAGGTTGCTGATCCCTCCGATTGGCGTAATCCCATCAACTACGCCGTGGTTGATCGTGACGATGTGCATGTCACTGTCTGCGCCATTCAGTACTACACCGCCGCTCCGGTGCAGGTGAAGGATCTGCAGTGGAATGACGAGTACATGATTTTTTCTCCCGGTTATCGGCTTGGCCCTGCTGGATGCTGAATAGACCGCCCCCTCCGGGGGGCTTTTTTCTTGCCGCTAATCTGAGGCCGCCGCACATATCCCATGGCATCACACCTCTGGCGCGACCTTGAAGCCGCCTTTGATTCAGTTATTGATGACGGCGCCTACGAGTTCAATGAATCGGCTGCCGCCATGCTCGTTGCCGTACAAGAGTGGCTTTACGACGCTGGTTTTGACGAAGCTGGTGATGCCCTTGACGATGAAATCGAAGCTGCCGAACAGTCAGCCTGATCTGGCCTAAATTCACTTCGCTGGGTCGGTTCTACCCGTAAGGCTGAACGCCGTTGTGTGGCGGTATCGGAGGCCCAGCCATCATTTCGGCCTAACCTGTAGCCATAGAATTTGTGCATGGCTAGGCGCAAAAGATGACTTACACCGGTTTTAGGCATTACGACCGGAATTTGACGCGCACTACCACGCAGGTGCAGGATCCCAATAGTGCTTGGCAATCGCAGGAAGCGCATTGGATCCTGATTGAAGATTTGCTGGAAGGCACCTATGGGATGCGCCGTAAGCATCGCCGTTACCTTCCTCAGGAACCACGCGAACAAGACGAGTCATACGACAACCGCCTAGCCCGTAGCGTCTGCCCGCCTTACTACCAGCGCCTTGAGCGGATGCTGGCCGGCATGTTGACCCGTAAGCCTGTTCGTCTGGACGATGTACCTGACGTGCTGCGTGAACAGCTCTTTGATGTAGACCTGCAGGGCAACGATCTCAATATTTTTGTCTACGAACTGGCGCGCAAAATGGTGCGCTACGGTCACGCAGGTGTGCTCGTTGATTTTCCTTCTGATAACGGCGACGAGCTGCAGAACATCACCGATGCGGCCAACCTTCGCCCGTATTGGGTGACCTATACGCCACGCGACATTTTGGGTTGGCGTTCTGAAGTCAGCAATGGCGCTCAGCGGCTGACCATGTTGCGCCTGATGGAACGGGTAGTTGTGCCCGACGGCGACTTTGGCGAAAAGTACGTTGAGCAGATCCGCGTGCTGCGTCCTGGTTCCTATGAAGTCTTCCGTCAAGACGACACCAAGGGCAATTTTGAACAGGTGGCAGAAGGCACGACGAGCCTTGATTACATCCCATTTTCTGTTGCCTATTCCAACCGCGTTGGCCTGCTGGAATCCCGCCCACCGCTGGAAGACATTGCCGAACTGAACTTGAAGACCTACCAGATCCAAAGCGATCTGGACAACATGCTGCACATCAGCGCCGTGCCAATGCTGGCGTTGTTTGGCTTCCCCAGTTCTGCTGAGGAGATCAGCGCCGGTCCGTCCGAGGCTCTGGCCCTTCCTGCCGAAGGTCGCGCTGAGTACATCGAACCCGGTGGCCGCAGCTTTGAAGCTCAGTTCCGCCGCCTTGAGCAACTTGCCGCGCAGATCAACGAACTGGGTCTGTCCGCCGTGCTGGGCCAGAAGCTAAGCGCCGAAACCGCCGAAGCCAAGCGCATTGATCGCAGCCAAGGCGACAGCACCATGATGGTGATTGCTCAGCAGGTGCAAGATCTAATTGATAACTGCCTGCGGTTCCACGCTGATTTCCTTGGCCTGCCGCAATCGGGCAGCAGCTTCGTCAATCGTGACTTCATTGCCGCACGCATGGAGCCCGCCGAAATTCTGGCGCTGCTGCAGACCTACACCGCTGGTGTGATTAGCCAAAAAACGCTGTTGGATCAGTTGGCCGAAGGCGAAGTCCTGGGCGATGACTTTGACGTTGAAGAGGAGCTGGAAGCCACCCAAACCGGCGGGTTGATCGAAATGGGCGGTCCTGAAAGCCTCGGCAGCGAAGACATTACCGGCGAGGAGATGATTCAGGAAGATGACCAAGAGCCCGTTGTCCTGCCTGAATAATGACCCAATCAGGCGTTACACCTCGCCTGCTCAACGTTGAGCAATTCAAGCGGCGCATTAACCGCAAAGATCCCGTTGCCAATATCTATCGGAACGCCATTGATCTAAACCGCTTCAGCAATGCTGTTGCCGGTCAAATAGTCCGTGATTACAACAACATCATCCTTAGCGCCGTTGATGATCTGAGGCGCATTGATATGGGCGTGCCGACAGCGGGCGCGGGCATTGTTAGCCCTGCCTCTGTTCAGGCGCAGCGTCTTCGCGTCATTCTTGCTCAACTGCGTGAATCATTAGACGGTTGGACTAATCGCAGCACGGCTTACGTCACCGGCGAACTGCAGGGCTTGGCTGAACTGCAAACCGAATTTGTCACCGATCAAATCAAACTTGCCCTGAGTGGTGGTGTCGTTGATCAACGCGAACTACTGCCGTCGCAGGTCAATGCCTTAGCCCAGGTCAACACCGTTGAGGTTGCGCCAAACTTTGCCGCCACGGTCGCCACTGTCGATCCGACCGATTTGAATTTCACGCTGCCTGGCACTGGTGGCTTTAATTTGACCGCTGGCCAAGGCGCTGCAATCACCCTGCCCAATGGTGACGTTGTGGCCAAAGCCTTCCGTGGCCTTGCTGAATCACAGGCTCAACGCTTCAACGCCATCGTCAGAACAGGATTGCTGACCGGCGAACCAACACCGCAGATTGCCCGTCGTCTTGTCGGCAGCCTTGAATTTGGCGAGTTGGCCCGCACGGCAAAACAACAGGCGCTGGCCGGTGGCGAGCTAATCAAAATGGCTGACCATCAAATCATGACCGTCGTTCGCACGAGCGTTCAACAGGTGGCCAATGCTGCCAGCAATCAGGTTTATGAGGCAAACAGTGATATCACGAAAAAATACCGTTGGCTCGCTGCATTGGAGTCACGAACCTGTCCGATCTGCCGCAATCTTGACGGCAAAGAATTTAAGTACGGCAAAGGTCCAACACCACCGGCACATTTCAACTGCCGTTGCACAACCATCGCCATCATTGATTACAAAGGTCTTAATATTCCTCCGCCTGATTGGGGCACTGGCCCGTCTGTTCGCGCTAGTTCAACTGGTCAGGTTCAGGGCAATGTGACTTTTGGCCAGTGGTTGCAAAAGCAATCTGCCGAAGTCAAACAAGAAACATTGGGTAAAAGCCGTGTTCCTTACTTCGACAAACTTTCCAAGAAATACGGCCCGCAGGAAGCCTTGGCACGAATGGTGCGTGAAGACGGCAACGAAGTTACGCTGAAACAGTTGCAGCAGCGTTATGGATCTGCCGGTAATTAGGCACTACCTAGACGGTCGCGTTCAATCTGACTGGGTAGAAATACCTTACGGCGAGGCCGTTATTGAAGCCAGGCTGCAGAAGTTGGACGATGGCAATATCGGCTGGGTTGATCGGTCCGGCCTAAAGTTGGATCACTTGCCTTTGCCCAATGGCCAAGAAACCGACCAAAGCCGAAAAGAAGATCGGCAAAGTGATGAGCGAGTACAAAGCCGGCCAGCTGCACAGCGGCAAACCCGGAAAGGGCAAAGGTCCGGTCGTAAAAAGCCGTAAGCAAGCCATTGCCATTGCCCTAGGCGAAGCCGGCAAGTCCCGCAAGCCCAAGGGTAAAAAGTGATGGCTATTGGCATCGGCTCTCGCGTTAGCTGGGTCTATCAAGGCGTTACGACCTACGGCGTTGTTACCGGCAAAGCTGGTAGGCGCGCCACCATCACCGGTCCATCTGGCGGCCAAGTCACCCGCGTCGGCACTGATGAAGATCCCGTGTTGCGGATTGAATCGGAATCAACCGGCAACCCCGTTCTGAAAAAACGCTCCGAGTTGAAGGAAGCCCCGAAACGCAAATCATGAACGGCAGGATCTGGAAAGGTGGTTGCACTTACCTCAAGTGCGCTGACGGCATGATTGAAGGTCGGTTCATCTTCCCAACGCCGAACAACC